AAGGTTTGATGGCATAATGGCAGCAGGTTGGATCCGTGACCTAGAAAGTTCGGACAGCCGTATACACAAAGAAAAAACAATTGAAAAAGCATTGATGGCGGCCCGACTGGGCAGTGCCGATGCACAGTGTTTTTTGTTTAATTGCTATCAGGCCTATAATCCTTTCTACACCTTCAACGTTCGGCAGGTTCCTGAGACAGAAGGACTGACTGGGCGCGATAATCCTTGGCCGCGTTTTTGGGCCTTGCTAGAAGATCTGCGCACTCGCAGTATCTCAGGACACCGTGCTCGTGATGCCATTCAAGAATGTGCTGAACAGTTTGACTCAGACGAGTGGAACGTCTTGGCTCGCCGTGTGCTGATCAAAGATCTTCGTTGTGGTGTGAGCGAAAAAACCATCAACAAGGTAGTGGGCAAAACTGAATACAAGATTCCTGTGTTCAGTTGTCAGCTGGCACAAGACAGCACAGACCAGCCCAAAAAGCTCCGAGGCATCAAGCGCCTGGAATGCAAGCTGGATGGTGTGCGTGTGTTGGCTGTGGTCAGCGGCGGCTCGTGTGTGCTATACAGTCGCAACGGCAAAGAGTTTGAAAACTTTCCGCAGATTGCCGAAGCTATTTTAGACAATCGCAAGGCATTTCAATGGGGTCGTGGCACCGGTGGGTATTTTGTTTTGGATGGCGAGATTGTGGGCGAAAGTTTTCAAAAGCTCATGAAGCAAGCACATCGAAAGAGCGATGCTGAAACTTCGGGCATGGTATATCACATTTTTGATATCTTGCCCTTGGATGCCTTCAAAGAGGGACACTGGAATGCACAGCAATACAAACGACTGGAATGGCTGGAATCAGCTCGTAACCAACTGATGGAAACTGATTGTTTGCGCATCATGAATGGTCTGGAAGTGGATTTGGACACAGCCGAAGGGCACGACATCATGCAACGCTATGCCGAAGACGCTGTGGCTGAAGGGTTCGAAGGCATCATGATCAAGGCCATGGATGCACCCTATGAGTGCAAACGCAGTGATTTTTGGATGAAATGGAAACCCACTATCACTGTGGATTTGACCATTGTGGGTTTTGAGCAAGGCACAGGTCGCAATGCGGGCCGGTTGGGTGCTATAATTTACGAAGGAGTTGACAATGGACGCAATATTCGGGTTAATGTTGGTACTGGTTATAGCGATGGCGATCGTGATGAGTTTTGGGCCGCACGGGATCAGCTACTTGGTGTCATCGGTGAAATTGAAGCTGATGCAGTTACGCAAAACCAAGACGGAACATACTCGCTGAGATTCCCCCGTCACAAACGATTCCGTGGATTTGAACCAGGAGAAAAACTATGAGCAAGCGAGTTGGCCCCATCACATTGGACGGTGAAGCCGCTGATCGTATCACTGTACTCAACTTGAAAGAGTACCGTAGCTATCTCAAGAAAGAGATCAATGACTGGAAGAAAAATCCCAAAACAGAAGACAATCCTAACGGCTATTGGTTACACCCCGAAGACGTTGGAATCAACTTGAGAGTAATTGAAGCACTAAACCTAGTGATCAAGCAATACGAATGAAAAAGATATATTATGAAAAAATTGGACGTCGGTATCATCCTGTATATGAGTACGATAATGATCTTTTGGACAGTTTCCCTAAGGGTAGTCACCTTGTCATCGTATACCCCGGGGGTACATCCCGTAGGTTTAACATTCAACCTAACCATGCCGCGCTGATTGCGGCCGGACATGTGGCCGAAGATGCTATGTGTACAGCAATTCGCGAAGCCAGCGAAATGCGCCCGCAACGCACACCTATCACAGAAGGTCAGCAACGAGCTTGGAAAAAGTTGGCCCGAGAGTTTGGTGACGACCTGGCCACTTTAAATATAGGTAGCGCCCGGGACATTGCAGATGCAGGCCTGGCCGCATTGCAGGCGGAAGCAGATAAATTAATGCAACACGAGAGTGTGAGACACGCATACGAACAATTCCTGTTGGTATGCGAATTAACCAAGAAGGAGAAAGAATAATGTATGCAACAACCGTTGACAGTTATCGAGACGCCGCAGGCGTAAACCAGGCCATGGGCCGGGTGTATGGACACATGGCGCTGGCTGTGCTGACCAGCATGCTGGTGAGCATGTTTGTGGGCATGAATCCGGAACTGGTTGAGTTTTTCTTTACCGGCATCATGAAGTGGGTGGTGATTTTTGCGCCACTGGCAGCAGTATTTGTTGTGGCACCTGTGTTGGCCACTAACCCCACACCCCCAGTGGCCATGACTGCACTACACGGCTTTGCGGCCTTGATGGGTCTGAGCTTTGCAATGATCTTTGTGATCTTTACAATGGGATCGATCTTTACTGCCTTCATGGGCGCGGCTGTGTTGTTTGGCACCATGAGTGCATACGGATACTTTACCAAGCAAAGCCTTGACTCAGTGGGCAAATATGCGTTTGTGGCCTTGATTGCAATCATCATTGCCAGTATTGTTAACATCTTTATCGGCAGCACCGTGATGCAGATGGTGATCTCGGCAATTGCAATCCTGGTGTTTTTGGCACTCACGGCCTATGACACACAAACAATCCGTGAAAGGGTATCCCGTGAAGATTGTACCTACGGAGAAGAAGTATCGGGCGCACTGAGTTTGTACCTGGACTTTATCAATATCTTTATTCACTTGCTTCAGTTGTTTGGCATCATGAACAACAAAGACGACTAATGTACATCTCATCCAGGAATCGCGAGATACAGGTACCTTGGGAACCGGGCCTGCTGGAATGGTTGCAAGAACACTACCCAATTTCGGGTTATTTTTTAGTAGAGGACTAGCATGGCCACAATCGACGAACAAAACAAATTGATTGAAGTACTCAAGTTCACTCCAAGAACCTACAAGATTCAACTGTGGGGCTATGGTGGTGAGTACATCATGGGCACAGTGGATCGCAAGATCTACGACTACTTTCGTTATCATAGACTGAGCCTAAGCGACTTTGCCTGGGATTCGGACTATGCAGAAGAACATGACATTCCCGAGGAAATGTGGCCATTCACTCCCGGCAGTTACTATGACTGTGATGACATTTGCCATGAACACGGTGTTGACCGTAATGCTGGCACAATTCAGATCATGGATGAGAACGAAGAAATGGTTTATGAAAAGCGACTGGAAGACATCTCGGGCATGGGCGCAGATGGAGAGCCGCCAGAACCCGAATGGGGCGGTGGCGAAGAATACTGGATTGGCATGAAGCCAGTGGGCACCGTGGTATTCTTTGGCGTCAGCAACGAGAAGGGCACTTTCTTTGAAGGTGAACTTCCGCTCACACAGCCGTTCGATATTGCCAAACTTGAACTGGGCTACGACGAAATTGATGGCAACGACATTATCAACAGTGTTCGATACGATGGCGAACAAATTGATAACTGGGGTGGCGACACCTCAGGCAAGAGTTCAGACTTTGGTTTCTACTTGGTCAAGGATTCCAACACCTGGCAAAAATACTGCACCATGGATGACATTGAATACTCAATGACCGAGTGGTTTCCCAAGAAGATCAAACCTGTGCGTGAAGGCGTGTACATGATCAGAGTACCGGGCAAAAGTGGTTATACACACCATGCCCGGTGGACCGGCACACGTTGGATTAGTTCCTGGCAAGAGGACGTTAGCGACACCGAAGAACTCAAAATCAAGGAGTGGCAAGGCATTGCCTATGACCCTGATGAACTTGAGATTCGAGAAGACTTTGATAAACTTGTTGTAGAATTTAACGAACTATCCAAAGAGGAGAACTAATATGGCTTGGCCAAATGGACCCGATGAAACCGCAACCCCTACTGAATCTACTGCAACGTATTGGACTGTAAAAACATACTACAAGAAAAACGTACAAGAAGTAGAAACATACCATCAACGCGAAGGCACAGGTAAAGTAACTGTTACCAACGGCTTTCGTTGGGGCGAGTGGACCGTGGAAACTAATGATGGTAAACCACCTGAGTTTGAGTTCACAGAAGTGCCCGGTGGCGATGGCAAGCGAGACAGCATTGACATGCTCAACTGTTCGGTCAACAACATTGAAGGTGCTGAACTTGTGAGCATGGACGATGGCGGTTGCTGGTATGATGTCGAAGTTGAAGGACTTTCGGATGAAGATGCAGAAGCAATTCGTGAGTTCTTGGAAGAAAATAGTCCTTATGAATTAGAAGAGCGTGATGACGACTGGTACCAAGGTGACACTGAATGGTGGATCTGGGGCCCGATTGAAATCACCAATGACGAAGGCTACTCACGTATTATCTGTGCCGACGAAAACGGCAATGTTGTAGACTTTAAAGACGAATAAACGGTTGACGTCGCCATCACTCCCCATGTATAATTACTGTGTGCATGGACAAGGACTGGTGGTCGTTTAATGGCATGAGCGGGGTGATTCGAAAACCCGGGCCCGACATGAGCCGTGGCAAGTAGACGTAAATCCACATGGTGAGACACTGTCCAAGATCTGGCAACAGATCAAAACCGGTTGATACCCGGCGGTATGCCCAAGTTGGAACAACAGTGAAAGGACTTTGATGTCTGTTAACATAACGGCCGCTACAGTTAGTATGCCTGAATCCCTTGACTCTCTTAAAGAAACATCTTTGACCATGCACAAATTATTTTTTGAGCTGTCAGGCACCGATCAATGGTACGCCATCATGCGAGATGCTAGAGCACAGTTCGGCCAAAACTGGCGCAGTCAAAGTCATGTCAAACGCAGACTTGAACGTGTCACTATGTACAAAAATGTCACCACTGAACGTGTTTGGTTTGAGGTGCCGGATCCCAAGTTTGGTACCTGGGTTGCCATTAAACATGCTGTTAGACAGGTGCCAACTACCAATAAATAAATTTCTATGATATTTGGTTTTGCTATTCTGGCCACTGCTCTTTTATTGAGCGCGGTGGCTGCCTATTACTCTGTAGCCGGATTGGTGGCTATATTTTCTGCGGCCACTATACCTGTGATCATCATGGGTGGTTCGTTGGAATTGGGCAAGATTGTGGCCACAGTGTGGTTGCACAACAACTGGCGTCGAG